ACAAAAAAGTCAAGTACGTGGTGGACAAGGGTTAGCATATGACCAATTATAAAAATTAAAAATTAATAAAAATGACAGAAAGAGTAATTCCAATTGGACGCAGAGTCTTAATTAAACAAGTAAAAGCATCAGAAACATATGGTGATTCAGGCATATATATTCCTGAAAATCAACAGACACAACAAAATAAAGCCTATGTGGTATCTGTTGGGGAAGTTGTAGAAGGAATACAAGAAGGAGATTATATACAATATAGTGAATATGCTAAACCTGTTCCTATGAGACATGATGGTGAAACTCATTTACTTATAGATCAACATGATATATTAGCAATTATAGTAAGTGTATAAGGTTATACCTACATACAATAATGGTAAATGGGAATATAAAGAGTTTAAAACAAAAGAAGACTTTATAAAGTATATTACTATACTCTTTAAAGAACCTGGTCAATATGAGTTTGATGAGACCGCATTATTATTTAATGAACAAGCAGTTACATTTAATAGACAAGGATTTTATTGTGACAAACCATTTCAAACTAAAGACTATATTGAATACTGGAATAATCAAAAAGAAAAATGTAGAGAAGGAGTTATATATATAGGAAAAAAAAACACGTGGTATCTAACTAGAGATTATTACATGTGGTTAAACTTCTTACCTATATTTGATAAAGAAGAAAAAAAGTATGGATTTGCTAAAGTCAGAGATGCTCAATATCATATGGCACTATACGAAATATTAGCAGAATTAAACCATAAGCATGCAGTTATATTAAAAAAGAGGCAGATTGCTTCTTCTTATTTTCACATGGGTAAGATCATAAACACTTACTGGTTTGAAGAAGGTTCTATATGTAAAATAGGTGCTTCCCTTAAAGATTATATAAATGATAAAGGTTCATGGAAATTTTTAGATGAATATAAAACATTTCTTAATGAACATACTGCTTGGTATAGACCAAGTAATCCTGAAAAGGTTTTATTATGGGAACAAAAGATTGAAGTTAGAATAAATAATAGGAAGACTAATAGAGGTCTAATGTCAAAAATACAAGGTGCATCATTTGAAAAAAATGCAACAACTGGAGTAGGTGGACCATGTACTTACTTTTTTCATGAAGAAGCGGGTATTGCTCCAAAAATGGATCAAACATATGAATATATTAGACCTGCAATGACATCTGGTCTAATTACAACAGGAATGTTTATTGCAGCAGGATCTGTAGGTGATCTTACACAATGTAATCCTTTAAAAGAATTTATACTTAATCCACAAGGAAATGATATATATGCTGTAGAAACAGATCTAATGGATGACAAAGGAACTATTGGTATAGCTGGATTATTTATTCCTGAACAATGGTCTATGCCTCCATTTATTGATAACTATGGAAACTCACAAGTTAAAGAATCATTAAAAGCTGTATATCAAGAAAGAATACAATGGCAAAAAGATTTATCAGCTGAACAATATCAATTAAGAATATCTCAAAAACCTATAAATATTGCTGAGGCGTTTGCATATAGAAAAGCTGCTGTATTTCCACAAGCATTAATATCTAAACAATTAAAAAGAATTGATAATAAAGAATATAGTTATGAGTTTTTAGAACTTGACAGAGATGAGGAAGGTATTACAGCAACTAAGAGTATAAAATTACCTATATTAAATTTTCCAGTAAAAAAGAAAGATGAAGATAAAAGTGGTGTACTAGTAGTATGGGAAAGACCAATTAAAAATCTTGAATTTGGAACATACTATGCATCTATTGACCCCGTGTCAGAAGGCAAAACAACAACATCAGATTCATTGTGTAGTATATTTGTATATAAAAACGCATGTGAAGTTACAAGAACAGATAAAACTGGAGAAACAGAAACATTTATTGAAAAAGAAAAAATAGTTGCATCATGGTGTGGTAGATATGATGATATAAATAAAACACATGAACAATTAGAATTGATTATTGAATGGTATAAAGCATGGACACTAGTAGAAAATAATATATCATTATTTATACAACATATGATTGCAAAGAGAAAGCAAAAATATTTAGTTCCCAAACAACAAATTTTATTTCTTAAAGAGTTAGGTTCTAATAACAATGTATTTCAAGAATATGGATGGAAAAATACTGGTAATTTATTTAAGAGTCATCTTATTTCTTATGCAATTGAATATATTAGAGAAGCAATAGATGAAGAAGTAGATAAAAATGGAGAAGTGTTATCACAAACATTTGGTGTAGAAAGAATACCAGACAAAATGTTACTTACTGAAATGTTACAATATTACCCTGGACTTAATGTGGATAGATTAGTTGCGTTTGCAGCACTTGTTGCTTTTGTTAAAATACAACAAGCAAACAGAGGATATAGTAAAAGAAAAGAAAATCAAGAATCAAATAACTTGGATAAGTCCCAAAATTTGTATAAATTAAATATGGGACCATTTAGGAATATTGGAAATAAAAAATCAAGATATAAAAGTAAAATAAAAAAATCACCATATAAAAATTTTAAATAATGATAGAAAATTATTGGACAACAGATACAACATTTGATATAAATACTATATTTGACATGGATAATATTAATTATATATATATTGAATATCTTGACTATGTTGATTATGTTGACTCAGAATATTTTATAAAAAATTAAATACTAAATAACATGCAATTATATAATGCTTACCAATTAAAGAATGGTGCTAAAATTAAAAATCACGAATTAACTAATAGCAATCTTACACAACCTTTACAATTTATTAAAGCTAAGGAAAAAGATGATGAATGGGCAGCATGGAATTTAGACTGGATTGAAATGAGAGGTATAGAGTACCTCCAAAAAAATGCAAGAAAATTATTGAAGAATTATAAACTTGCAAAAGGTGTTATAGATAAAACTGATTATATCATTGAAGAAGATAATGAGTATAAAGATATAATGGATATTTTAACTAAAGAAGATAGTTCTGCACTAGAACTAAAATTTTATCCTATTATCCCAAATGTTATTAATGTACTAACAGGAGAATTTACAAAAAGATTTCATAAAGTTCAATTTAGAGCAGTAGATGATCTTTCCTACAATGAAATGCTTGAACAAAAAAGAAAACAAATAGAAGAAAATTTATTAGCAGATGCTGAATCAAAGATTCTTATGAAAATGTTAGAAGCAGGACTAGATCCTAATTCAGATGAAGCAAAAGAACAACTTTCACAAGATAACATAAAATCATTACCTGAAATAGAAGATTTTTTTTCAAAAGATTATAGAAGTTTAGTTGAAGAATGGGCAACTCATCAGTTAGTAGTTGATGAAGAAAGATTTAAAATGAACGAACTAGAAGAAAGAGGATTTAGAGATATGCTTGTTGCAGATAGAGAGTTTTGGCATTTTAAAATGATGGAAGATGATTATGATATAGAATTATGGAATCCTGTATTAACATTTTATCATAAATCTCCTGATTCAAGATATATATCTGATTCTAATTTTGTAGGTAAATGTGATATGATGTCTCCAGCAGATGTTATTGATAAGTATGGTTACTTAATGAATGAGGAACAAATGTTATCTTTACAAAATATATATCCAGCTATTTCAGCAAGATATATGATAGGAGGTCAACAAAATGATGGATCTTATTATGATGCTAGTAAATCACATAAATGGAATGTTGGATCTCCTTCATTACAATATAGACAATACATGAGTGTAAAAGGTAATGATCATTCTTCAAATGGTGATATTGTAAACTGGATACTTGGTGATAGTGAAGATATAGCAAGTTGGGGTGATGGAGATATGATGAGAGTTACAACTGTATATTGGAAAACACAAAGAAAAGTAGGACATCTTACGAGAATTACAGAAGAAGGTGATATAATACAAGAAATAATTGATGAAATATATACAGTAACTGAAAAGCCTATTTATAATACAAATTTATTTAAAGAAAAAACAAAAGATAATTTAGTACAAGGAGAACATATAGATTGGATATGGATTAATGAAGTTTGGGGTGGTATTAAAATAGGTCCTAATGCCCCTTCGTATTGGAAACAAAATGAAACTGATGGTTTTAATCCAGTATATTTAGGTATAAATAGAAAGAGACCAGGGAGAATTCCATTTCAATTTAAAGGAGATAACAACTTATATGGTTGTAAACTTCCAGTTGAAGGGCGAGTATTTTCTGATAGAAACACAAGGTCAACTTCTTTAGTTGATTTAATGAAACCGTATCAAGTTGGATACAATATGGTAAATAACCAGATAGCAGATATTTTAGTAGATGAATTAGGTACTATTATTATGTTTGATCAAAATGCTTTACCACGTCATTCAATGGGTGAAGATTGGGGTAAGAATAATCTTGCTAAAGCATATGTAGCAATGAAAGATTTTGGTATGATGCCATTAGATACATCTATTACTAATACAGAAAATGCTACAAACTTTAATCATTATCAAACATTAAACCTTGAACAATCAAGTAGATTAATGTCTAGAATACAATTAGCTAATCACTTTAAACAACAAGCTTTTGAAGCAATTGGTGTTAATCCACAAAGATTAGGTTCACCTATTGCACAAGAAACAGCAACAGGAGTAATTAATGCAATGAACCAATCATATGCACAAACTGAAATTTATTTTGTAAATCATTCAGATCAACTTATGCCACGTGTTCATCAAATGAGAACAGATCTTGCACAATATTATAATAGTACTAATCCAAGTGTAAGACTTTCATATATTAATTCTGAAGCAGAAAAAGTTAATTTTGTTATTAATGGAACTAAATTATTAATGAGAGATTTTAATATTTTTTGTACAACTAAAACAAATCATAGAGCTACTCTTGATCAGTTAAAACAATTAGCACTTCAAAATAATACATCAGGAGCATCTATATATGATCTTGGAAGTATTGTTAAAGCAGACTCTATTGCAGAAGTTTCAGACATACTTAAAGATGCTGAAGTTAAACAAGAAAATGCTAAAAAACAAGAAATGCAAACTCAACAACAAATGCAAGAGCAACAACTTAAAGCTCAAGCTGCAGAAAAACAAGCAGAACGTGACTTTAAACAACAAGAAGCTGAAGCAGATAGAAGAAAAGATCTTATGGTTGCTGAAATTAGAGCTGCTGGATTTGGTGCACAGAGTGATGTTAATCAAAATCAAGAAAGTGATTTCCGTGATGCTATGAATGATATGCAAAAAAGAGACCAATATAGAGAGCAAATGGATTTTAAAAGAGAAGATTTAATAAATAAAAATGCTGTAACACGTGATAAACTAGCAGTAGAACGTGAAAAAATAACTGCACAACGTGATGTTGCTACTACAAATCTTGAAATTGCACGTGAAAATAAGAATAAATATGATATAGAAACTAAAAAGAAAAAGGATAAAAAAGATAGAAAAGAAAAGAAAAAATAACACTTAGCTATATACTCCTGAAAAAAAAAATATATACAAAATTTTTAAGGTTTATCTTTAAAAAAGTTGTATATTATTAGTGTAATAATTAAAAAACCAAAAAATAAAATTATGACAGAAATAGAAAAAACTGTAGAAACAATAGTCCATGATGTGGATATTAACTTAGATGAAATTTTTAGTGGAGCCCCAGATGCAGGTAGTATAACATTACCAGAAAAAAAACCAAATGTTTTTTCAAGAGATGCAAAAGTAGATATGTCATTTCTTAATGAGAATGACACAAATAAACTAGCTGATGTAAATAATGAATCTGTTACAGAAGTACAGGATAATACAACAGATCTTAGTTTAAAAGAAGATGACATAAATATATCTAAAGAGGAAATTGATGAACTTTTAAATCTAGAAGCTGAAGAAAATAATGAAGATGTTTCTAAGAAAAGAGGTAGAAAACCTATATCAGGAATGGCTGATGTAGTTAATAAATTAATTACTGAAAATAAACTAGTAGGTTTTGATGATGAAAAACCATTAGAAGAATACAGTACAAAAGATTTTGAAGATTTAATACAAGCAAATCTTGAAGAAAAAGCAAATGAAGTAAGGAGAGAAACTCCAGCACAATTTTTTAATAGCTTACCACAAGAATTACAAATAGCAGCAAAATATGTTGCTGATGGTGGTCAAGATATGAAAGGATTATTTAGAGCTTTAGCTTATGTAGAAGAATCACACCAACGTGATATTAAAAATGAGAATGATCAAGTACACATTATTAGAGAATATCTTGGAGCAACAGGATATGGATCTGATTCAGAAATTGATGAAGAAATAGAAATTTGGAAAGATCTTGGTAAACTTGAGCAACAGGCAAGTAAGTTCAAACCAAAATTAGATAAGATGCAAGAACAAATTGTAAATTCAAAACTTCAAGAACAGGATATGAAAAGAAGACAACAAGAACAAGCATCTCAAAATTATATGGCTAATGTATATGATACATTAAAAGGTGGTAAAATAGGAGATCTTACAATAGATAGAAAGATTCAATCTCTTTTATACAACGGATTAGTCCAACCAAATTATCCATCAATTAGTGGTCAAAACACAAATTTATTAGGTCACTTACTAGAAAAATATCAGTTTGTAGAACCTAATTATGACTTAGTATCTGAAGCATTATGGTTACTTGCTGATCCTACTAGCTATAAAGCTCAAATAATGCAAAAAGGGGAAACTATAGCTGTAGAAAAAACTGTAAGAAAATTAAAAACAACTCAATTAGATAAGAGTGCATCAAGTACAGAAGAAAAAATGTCATCAGAACCAACAAAAAGAAAAATACAAAGAAATAATGAAAATATATTTAAAAGATTTTAATAAAAAATAAAACCAAAAACAACAATAATTATTAATTAAAAAATGAAAATGAAATGGCAACACCAGTTTTAAACAATGGCTTGTTCTTAAGAGATACAAGCTATACTGCGAGTTCACATGTAGATTCATATCACTTAGCAAATATGCTTGGTAATGCAGAACCAATGGACATGGGTCCAGTGGATTTGTGGGCAATGACGCAAAAGGTAGAAATGCCTTTATACCAAATGGCATCTTTCGGTGGTAAAAATACTATCATGGTGGATAATGCAAGAGGAGAATACAAATGGCAAACACCTATTGCAATTGACTTACCCTTTATTACAGATGAAATTACAGGAGCTGAAGCAAACAGTCCACTAGGATTGGATGGTCAAAACTTTAGAATTAAACTTTCTAAACGCGCCTTCGGTCATGGGGATATTATTACCTATGATAAGTATAATGGACTTGAATTATACATCACAGCTGATGATATTTTACCAGCAGGTAACGGATATATCTATACTGTACAACTTGTAAATAATGCAAGTAATGTAGGTTTAGATGTAGAATACTTAGCACCAGGAACTAAATTCTTTAGAAAAGGTTCTGCAAGAGGTGAGTACGGAGAAAGATTTTCTGACATTGCAACAAGTGCAGGTTTCCGTGAATTCTACAACTTTGTAGGAGGAGCAGAAGCACACGTTCATTATTCTATTTCTTCTAGAGCAGACTTAATGCTTAAAGGAGGAATGAATGCTGATGGTACTGTACCTGTAACTGAAATATGGAGAAACTTTGATAAGAACCTTGATCCTTCAGTTTCTACATTAGAAGGTATGGTTTCAGCAATGGGTAAAGATTATGTAAAGAGAGCATTTGATAATGGAACGCTTTCTAAAACTTTCTTAACTTCTATGGAGGCTGCACACCTTACTAAAGTAGCAAATGACATTGAGACTTACTTAATGTGGGGTCACGGTGGTAGAGTTAAACAAGACGGACCAGATGACATCAGACTTTCTGTTGGTCTTTGGAAACAATTAGATAACTCATTCAAAAGAGTATATAACAAAGCTTCTTTTGATCTTGATATGTTTAAAAATGAACTTTACAATTTCTATCAAGGAAAAGTTGAATTACAAGGACCAGATCCAGGACGTACTTTAGTAGTACAAACAGGAATTGGTGGTATGAAACTTATCAATGAAGCTATTAGAGCTGAAGCATCTGGATTAGCTTCTGGATTAAGTGGTGCAGTTTATAATGCTGATCAAATGGGAATTGTTAAAGGTAATCCAATGGACTTAGGTTTTGGATATGCATTTACTTCGTACATTATTCCGTTTTTAGCTAATGTACAATTTGTATTAAACCCAGCGTTTGATAACTTACATACTAATGACATTGAGAATCCACTAGTAGATGGAAGACCTTTATCTTCTTATAGTTTCATTATATTTGATGTAACTGATAATGTTCAAGATAATATCTTCTTATTAAAATTATCTTGGGATAATCAATTAAAATGGTTCTACCAAAATGGTACTATGGATTATATGGGACGTAGTCAAGGATTTGCTTCATCAGGTAACTTTAATGGATACCGTGTAATGATGACACAAACAATGCCAGCTATTTGGGTGAAAGATCCTACTAAAGTTCTTAAGATTGTTATGAAAAATCCTATAACAGGAGGTTCATTCTAATCTTAATTAACAATATGAAAGAAAGAGGAGCCTAGTGCTCCTCTCACTTTCTTTAAAACCAATATTAACAAAAACCAAAAAAAAAATTATGAGTACAACAACAAAAGATTTTACAATTAATGAAAAGTACCAAAAAGGTAAAGATCAAAAAATAGCTATACGTCCTTTCTTTGATGATAGAAAAGAAAATATGGGTTTAGAAAAATATGGCATGACATTGCATGATGGTGTATATCATATGGAAGATCTTGCATGTTTAGAATTAAATGGTATTAAAAGATATATAACAGGATTAAATGAATTTTCTCCTGATGTAAAACTATTACCTGATAATGAAAAAAAAGCAAAAATTAAAGAAATTAGAACGGTTGTAATTCAACTTGAAAAAGAATTAGCAGCAAATGTTATTGATGAAGATGATCCAGAATTTTGGAATAAGGTTCAAGTATTAAGACCAGATAATCATATTTTTTGGAGTAAAATACATATCAAAGTAGGAAATGATCCATACTTTTTAGATCCTGCTAAAGATCCATATGATCTTATAAAACTTTATGCAATTAAAGCAGGAGGCTTTTCTATTGTAGCAAAAGATTATGAAACGGCACAAATGAAAGCAAACTGTAGATTTTATTTGGATCAAATTAAAAAAACAGTTGTTACAAAAACTAAAAGTTCTAAATTAAAAAATACAGCATTATCAATGCTACAAAAATTATATGATGAAAATCAAGATAAGTTATTTTATGTAACTAAATTAATAGATGCAAATAGTTACCAATATATTAAAAGTACACCTATTGATATATTATATGAAGATATGGATAAATATATAAATGGTGAAGGAGATGAAAAATCAAAAACTAAAGCTGCAATAATATTTACAACAATATCTAATGAAAGTATGGAAAACTTAACTCTCAGAACAGTTATAAAAGATGCATCATATTATCAATTTATTACAAATGATAATAAAGGGTGGATTATAGAGTCTGATACTAAAATTAAATTAGGTAAAACTACTGAAGAAGTTTTAGAATACTTTAAAAATCCTTTAAATGAAGAAATTATTGATAGATTAGTTAATAAAGTTAAAAACTACTGGCAGTCGTAACTATGTTAAATCAAACTATTCAAATAAAATTTAGACAAAGACTCAACAAAATAGCTAGTAATGACTATGATAATATAGAATGCTGGCAAATGGTAGAAGCTTTTAATAAAGCACAAGTTGAATGGTGTAGAAGAAATTTACATGGTAATAATATGTTTCAAGAAGGTGATGAAAATTCTACTAAGCGTATTGATGACTTACAAGTATTATTGACTAATTTACCTTTAACTACAACAGATAATGGTAATCATGTTGCATCAACTAACTTTCCAGGTGTTACAGAATACTTAGAATATAAAAGAGTTAGTTTAGAAGCTACTTCAGAATGTTGTCCTGAACCTAGATCAATGACATGTTATTTAACAGAAGAAGCAAATATTGATCTTTTATTAAGAAATCCATTAAAGAATCCTAATTTTGAATGGGGTGAAACAGTTTGTACAATAGCAAATAATGTATTAAAAATATATAAAGAAGATTTTACTATTGTTAATCCAACTCTTATATATTATAGACAACCTACATTAATACAGATTCAAGGTTGTATAGATCCATATACAGGACTAACATCTGCAGTAGATATATTATGTGAATTTAAAGATGATCTTGTAGAATTATTTATTGATGAAGCTGCAGCAATTATTGCTGGAGATATTGCTGATGCAAATAATTATAGTAGAGAAATGCAATCTGCAGAAAGAAACAATTAAAAATTATGATATAAAAAATAAAATTCTTATATTATACATGTATTATCATTAAATACTAAGTCCAGATAATACATTAAAAAAATGGACACTTTTATTAATTAAAAAAAGTCCTCTGAATACATAAAGGGGCATTAAAAAAATGGGTTATTTTAATCACGCGTTTCAACAATCATACGCCCCTGCAACCTTTGCAGTAGAAAGTTCTGGTACAAATTCTGCTGCATTACCAGCTTTACAGGGCGCATTCTTGAACGCACAAACTTACAATGTTGTAACTGACGCAGCTCTTACTGCTGGTACTACAAATGTAATCTTTGCTATGGGGTCTCCCCTTGGAAGTGCTACTGGTGTAGCTGGTGCTGCAAATGACATCTTAGGTGGAAATAGATTTCACGGTGGATATGCAGAATCATGGAAATCAAAAATGATAAATCCTAATTATGTTAGATTTATTGGTAAACAACCAGTAGTAGCTGCTGTAACTGCTGAAGTAGTAATAGTAGCAGATGGTACATGTTTTCCATGTTCAACTGATGTATCGGTTAGAATTGATTTAAAAGGTGCTCCAGCTTTAAGAGCATTAAATAGAAATGCTTATAAAATTTTAGGTGGTGATGGTTATTGCTGTCCTGATGGACAAACTCATAAAGATCCTGCTAAAGTTTTAGCTGATATGGCAATTCAATTATTAGCTGATCCAATTCTTAGTCAATTAATTGATGTAAAAGTTGAATACGATCAAAATACTGCTTCCTATACTACTATTACTGATTCTGCTACCGCAACCGGTAATACTAGATATGCTAAACAACAAGCTGCAATAGTACTATTAGAAGCTTATGCTGCAGATACTACAGTTGTTTCAGGTAATCTTGGTCGAATGACTATTACTGATACTAGTTCTTCAACTGTATTTGGTAACTGTTCATTTGATACTAGAGATTACTATCAAGAAGAACCACTTCAAATATTAGCATCTGAAGTAGATGAAGATGGAGATCCATGTACTGGTGCTTGTCTTGCTATTACTACAACAACTGGTAAAGATTCTGAAACTAAAGGTGAATTAGTTCTTAGAGATGTTATGTTAATGCAAAGATACATGCAACATCCTACTAATCAAGGAAACCTAGATTCAACTAGAATTAGAGAAATAGAATTAGTTGGACCGGCTGATGGTGGTTTAAATATTACACGTAGTGCAAGTTATACTTGTTACTATATATTACATACTGTACCACGTTTTAACAATCCAACTGGAACTTTTGATAATGATCAGTATTTAATTAAAGTTTATACTAACGGTGTTGTTGCAGCGTGGGAAACTACATTAGCGGCATTATCTACTGGAGCAGGGTTAGGTGGAGTTATAACTGATATGGCTACAAGTTTTTTACCTGGATATACAGGAAACTAGTAAATATAATTTATATTATTTAAAAAGAGTGAGATTTCAATGTCTCACTCTTTTTTTATTATATTTTTTTTTGTATATTATTATTGAAGAGTACTCTTATATTAAATACATATAACATGGCAAATAAACATATACTTAGTTTAGAAATCCCTACAGTAGCAAATTGTGAGATTTTTAGAATAAAAGATACGAGTCAATATACAGATAGTTTATATGTTGATTGTGGTGAATTATTAATAACACCTCCTGGATTTAATCAAGGAAATTTAATAAAAGTACAACCAGGATTTGATTTAGCAATAAACTCATGTTCTCTTGGTGTACAAACCATAGGTTGTACAGGAACATCATTATCAGGAGTAGTAACTACTAATACTGATGTATGCGGTAATACTATATCAACAACTAATGTAAATGCATTAACAGGATCTAGTAGTAGAAGTGCAATAGCAGATGGAATATATATAATAAGATACGCTGTAGCTCCTACTGATAGAGTGTATGTAGAATATAATCATCTAAGAATAACAGGAATAATGAAATCTTATTACAAAAAACTTTGTGATCTTGACGTTACTCCATGTGAACCAAATAGTAAACAACAAAGTATATATAGAGAAATGAATTTTATAAAACTTATGATTGATGCTGCAAAAGCAAAAGTAGAATATTGTCAAAGTCCAGCAGAAGGAATGCAATTATATAATTTTGCAAAAAAGAAATTAGAAAAAATCACTTGCTCAAACGAGTGTTGTTAATATAAAATAAAAATCAAATGAATTGTACATATTGTAAAAAACCAATAGGATGTGGATGTAATAAAGCAGTAGCACAAAATAATAGTGTAGTATGTAAAGGATGTCTTAATATATATAATCAACAATTAATTCATCAACAAACATCTACAACAACATCTAACGATGTTCAAAATAACTCTAGACAAATAACTATACCTCCTACAACAGCAAGATAAATGGCACTATCTCCAGAATTCTGTTATCCTAATTATGCATCTTTGAATACTACAAGTTCTAAATGCCATTTTAATCATGATATAACATGTCAAGCAGATGGTTCATTAGAAATTTTATTAGCTTGGGGAGATAAAGTTAGTCATATTATAGTAGCTGATGGACTTTTTCAAACTAATTATGCTTTATATGATACATATGTTAATAATGGATTAAGTTATACATATACAATAAACGCAACAGGATCAAATCCAACTACTTGGAATACTCAAACATATCATTGGATTTGTGATATTGGTATAGTAGAAACGTATGATGCTTCTACATCTGAAGATCCACCAGATTGGTATCAAGGTTGTTATGGTCAAAGTCCTACTACATTAAACTTTGATAAAATATATGTTTATTATAAAGGACATAATTATGATCAAGTTGATATTCAAAATCAATACGCTGCATTTAAACAATGGCTTGCTCCATTTACATTTACTGGACAAGATTATCATACAATAATTGGAGGTGGTGGTGCTAGATGGTTAGATTGGGTATCATCTTGCTTTAACGGAATAATAAATAATGGTGGTGTTAATCTAAATGGTGGTGGTCCAATAACAGCTAATAGATCTGCTGATACTACTGCATGGGAAGACTGGGGAACGGGTAATAGTGCAACTGGTGTTGTTGGAGATATTCATTTATGGTCACATAATGATAGTACTGTAGATGACTTTTATTCTCATATGCCTGTAGGACAAACAACTAGCACTACAAATACAGGTGCGTCTATTACATCATTAGGTTTACCACCTATTCCTAATTCTAGTGATAAAATTTTAATTTTAATATTTAATGATGAATCTGCTTGTACTTATCATGGAAAACAGGCAGTTGCAAATATTACAGTAAATGGAATTACATATCCTAATGGTATAGAGTTTAATGGTCAATGTGAAGGTATTGAGTCATCTATAATAGATGGTAATACAGAAAATTGGAAAAATGACCATATTACTGCAACAGCACTACTTGCATCACATATAGCATCAGGAGGTGTTGATGTTGTTTTATGGCCATCTTTGTTTAATAATACTTCATCCAACCAACCTCAACATAATAGTTATGCATTACATGTATCAGCAGCTATACATAGTACAGATGGTACTGGTATGTTCCCAGTTAATGCAGTAAATTATTTTTCTGATTGGACTACTGGTTCGGCTCCTGCAAGTTCTTTATGGTGTAATGATATTACTACATGTATTCCTGTTTGGAATGCACCACCTGGAATGAATCCTAATATAAGAAGATTAGAAACGGCTAACCCATATGCACTTAATTATGGTAAGTTAGATGCATTTAATGTAACATATCCATTTAATTTTCCTGGTACACAATTTCAAATTTCAAGTCAAGTAGCCACTTCTTTACCAGGTTTATCTGTTCCTAATACTATACCTGACTGGCCAGGTATGTTTAATAATGTTATAAATTATCAATTATCAAATGCAGTTACTAATACTGTTCCTTGTCAAAATGAAAATTGTGTTACTCTTCAAGTAATAGATATATCTACTGGTTTACCATTACCTAATTATCCAATATCTACAGATTTAAATGGTATACCAATTAATATACCTTCAACTTTATTAACTACAGATGCAAATGGAGAACTTAATTTTCAAGCTGTTAATAATAGTATATCTTATATTATAGCAGGTACAACACTAACATTTCCTGGTAATTGTTTAGAATATCTTGTACAAGTATATGCAGGTAAATGTGAATATACACCAATAATAGATTGTCAATTACCATGTGGTTGTACAGACTCAACAGCTATAAATTATAATTCAAGTGTAACATGTGATGATGGTTCATGTATATATCCACCACCTTGTGATGTAGCTTATGGAGAATATAATCCTATTGAATTTCTTACTGACTCAGATATTAAAAGAATAGAAATAGAAGCAATATTTTCTGATAGTGTTTATAAAAAGTTTCAAGCAATGAGATTTGGAATGACTAGTCCGTGTGAAACTACATTAGATAAAATAGTTACAAAAAAATATTTATGTTTTTGGGAAGATAAAAAAGAAAAAGAATATTTAGGTTTTAAAATTGACAGAACAGTATATAAACCTATAGATCCAACTATATTACCTGAAGCAGGAACCTATCCAAGCTGGGTAGATCCTTTATGCGGACTAATAGAAAAAGGCAATCTTACAGTATATTTCTTTTATGATGGAACATCATTAGGATTAAATCCTACTATAGATATATATACTGCAACAGAATTATGGATGCAAACTCTTGCTACTCAAGGTTTTGTTGGTTCTCATTACCATACTATTGTAGCAGGTGAAAGATGGTTAGATTGGGCAACAACTGCAATTACAGGACAATTTAATAATGCAGGAACTAATTGTAATACTGCTCTTCCAGATCCTTATAATGCTGATCCTGTTTGTAATCCACCTAATAGTTGTTATGGTGGATGTTATGCTCCATCAAATGGAGCAACTGGTGAATGTGGGTGTCATGGTAATACTGCTTATGACATGAGTTATACGTTAAAAATAAAAGATTGGTTTCAAAATAGTGATTGTAGCAATCCATTTTATGATAATTATATAAATGGTACAACATGTACAACATGGATTGGTCCTGATGGTTTTGTTCCACAAGGTACTACTGTAACTTGGAATGGTCCTCCACCAGTTGCAACAACAGAACAAGTATTAATAATTTGTTTTGCAGATGAAACAGAAGTACCTTTTGCAAGTGTATCTAATGATATAAATTATGCATGCTATCATAATAGAGGAAATACAAATGGAAGTGCTAACGATTGGAATGTTGCTACTATTGGGGGTAATATATCTCCAGCATGGAAAGCAGATTATAATAAATATATAGATACATATAATACATGGATCTCTAAATCATGTAATCATTCTTTAAATTGTTTTTTATACACAAGTAGACCAGTAAACATATACCAACCTCAAAGAGCATTCCCATTACATGCAATTGGTGCAATATCAAGTGGTAACAGACCTACAAAAGACGGTACATTTTTAACAGGTACAGCACCAATAAATTTAATGGCAAATACATCAATAGCGGCTATTGAATTACCAGGATCAAATCTATATTGGAATGAAGTAAATACTGTAACTCTACATCCTTTTGGATATGGAGGTTTAGATAACTATGGGTGGAGTGGTAATTATACATCTGATACTTTTACAGAAAGTACTTTTGCTTCTGATTTAAATTCATTTTTTTCATTATCTCTATATGAATGTAAAGATAATGAATGTTTAATTTTTGATGTAGTAAATCAAAATGGTACAGCAATAAAAGATTATCAAATATATTTAGATGGTAAAGATGTTGGTAAAACAAATGAAATTGGACGATATACTCATGTAATTTCTAATGCATCAATTAATACAGAACATACTGCACAACTATGTGAATGTTTTACTACATCAGGAAATTGTGCTCAACAAAGACTTTTAATAACAGTTACAGAACTATGCCCAGATCCAGTATGTATAACACCAGCTCCACAATGTACATGTAATGCACCAGGTAATTCATATGTTACAATAAAAACTGATATAGGTATAAATACATTTAAGGCATATGTTACTTGGTCAGAAACAAATACAACAGAAACAACAGTAACATATGAGTTAAGGTATAGAATTGTGGGTACTACTACATGGACAACAGTTAATACTGCTAATTTATATTATATTATTACAGGTCTTAATTATGATACAGAATATGAATTTCAAGTAAGAGCTACTTGTGGTACATTAATTTCGTGTTGGAATGCAATACAAATGTTTACTACACCTTCTGCATGCCCTATTATAGAATGTTTTTCAGCTATATGTATTAGTAGTTGTCAATTTAATCTAAAGTATGCATATACTTCATTAGGAAATTTACAAACATCAATAACTAATGGAACAACAGGTACTTGGGGTGTTATATATGGAACTAATTCTAATCTAACAATAGGTAATATAACTACTGGTGGACAAATAACAAATCTAATGGTACCAGGATTATTAACTTCATATCCTGGAAATGGTGTTGTTAATACTGTAATAACAGAAACACCAACAAACTTAGCACCATTTACAACATATTACTGGAGAGCTTATATGAATCCTAATCCAGATATAAATGGATGTTTAGATGATATTATATATTCTCCTATTTGTGATTCATTTACTACAGGTGATTGTCCACTTGTTCCTGGATGTACTGATCCTCTTGCAACTAACTATAATGCATTTGCAAATATAGATGATGGAACTTGTAACTATTGTATTATATATCCTATTATTACTGAATCACATATTAATGTAACTTCTAGTGGTGCAAATGATGGAAGTATTACAGTAACTATAACAAATCCTATAACACCACCTTATATTTACTCTTGGACAGGACCAAATGGATATACAGCAACTACAGCATCTATAAGTAATCTTGCTGATGGTACATATATATTAACAGTTACAGATGCTGCAGGTTGTACTAGTGTAATTACTGTTGAACTAATTGTATGTGTATACGGTTGTATGGATGCTTCAGCAACTAACTATGATCCTGCTGCAACATGTCCTTGTCTAGCTTGTTGTGTACCTGAAATACTAGGTTGTACTGATCCACTAGCTAGTAACTACAATCCTGCAGCTAATACGGATGATGGTTCTTGTGATTACTGTACTAGTGCTTATGTTCAACAACTAACATCAACTACTTTAACAGCAACTGATCCTACCCTTGGTATAGTAAATGGAGGATATTATACTATAGGTACTTATAGTATGATATATAATAGTATACCTTTACCAGTTAGTCAAGTAACAGTAACTGCATCATATAATGGTAATACATATAATGAAGGAGACGTAATTATATTTATTAATTGTGTATATCCACCAATAATTACGGTTGTAGATAATATAACAGGTTGCATTGCAACAACTTATACTATTCCACTTTCATATGGATGTATGGAACCAACTGCATCTAACTACAATCCTTCAGTAATGTGTGGT